GTAATAGCCCGTCGCCGGGTCCGACCAGGTTTCCCGCGCCAGCAGGCCAGTATCTTGCGCGTACAGACGCACCCGGTACTTACCGGGCACGCCGTTTTCAGTAACGGTGCCTGATAACGTCCCATCGCCGCCGAAATACAGGTCGGCTTGGGCGGACAGGACCAGCAGGCGGTCGGTCATGAACCTACGCCTTCATAGATGGTGCGCCAGGGGCCGGTTAGATCAAAGCAAGGCGCATACTTCCCGCCCGCGAGCGGGAGACTCTGAAACTCCAAGGTTCTTCCGGGCAGCAACGGAACTGTCGTGATTTGCGTGCCATCGGGGATGTTCGCCGTGGTGTTTAGGGTAGCGTAGATGCCCGGCAAATGCCCGCGCAATTGCGTCGTACCCTCCCACACCTCGACGGGCGCAATCACGACGCCATTGCCCACGGGCGAGGGATAGGGCAACACGGCGCTAAAAAATTGTTGGGCTTTGACATGGGAATACCGCCCAGCGCTGATCGCGCCCGCTACCTGGGTATAACTGCGCGCCAGATAACTCCCCGTCGTGGCCCCGGCGAGGGATGTGTGTGTGGACGAATTCCACGAGGTGGAGGGGGCCGCCAATAAAAACGCATGGAATTTATCCACATTCGCAAGCGTGTGGATATCTCCAAACCACAAAGCTTCACTCCAATAAGACCCTGAATAATCGGCGAACAGATAAAAAAACGAGCCGTCCGTAATAACCCGCCAATTCCGCCCGGTTGCCGAGTCGGATTTATGGGCATAGAGCGATCCGGTTGCGGGAAACGGATTACTTCCCGTGTCCACATCGCTCATGGTCTCGTAGGCGTTGATCGTCGCATAGGTCGTGCCGTTGTCCAGAACCCGCAAACAGCACTGCGTCACCCCGTCCGTGCTGCGGTAGACGGCTTTATTCGTCCCGCTGTAAAGCTTGGTCCAGCCGTTCGGCAGCAGCGCCGTATCCAGGACGGTGAGGAGGGATCCTGCGGCATTGGTCAGGTTATTCCCGGTGATCTTGGAGATGGTCATTGGTGGTCCTTCAGGTCAGCGCGATGACGTTATCTAGCCCCACAATCTTTTGCAGCGTTCCGCCGATGGCCAGGGGAACCACAAAATAGGGCCGCGCGGGATCCAGACCAGAAAACGTGTAAGAGCCATCGCCGCCATTGGATGTAGTCATTCCCACGATGGTACGCAGGTCTCGATCCCCCAACAGCACGGTATAGACTCCCGCAGGAGCTACCACCCCACAAACCACGCCAGCGCCGCCACCACCGCCACCACCGCCGGCCGCCACGATCACAAAGGACGCGGAAATCGTGTCGGTCTGGGAGGTTGCGTCGGTGGCGGTAATCTGGGCGGTCGTGGAACCAATACCGGTTGGCGTGCCCGATACCACGCCGGTACTGCTGTTGATGGTCAACCCGGACGGGAGTCCGGACGCGGCCCAGGAAATTGGTGCGGTTCCGCCCGTGGCCGTAAACGTCGTGGTATACGCGATGCCAATCTGCCCATCGCTTGGCGTGTGCGCATCGACGCGAAGCGTCACCGGAGCGACCACGGTGATGTAGGCCAGCGCGGATGCGGTCGCGCTGATCTGGTCCGTCGCGGTAATACTGCTGGAGAACTGCCCAACCGTCGTTGGTGTGCCAGAAATGACACCGGTACTGCTGTTGATGGTCAACCCAGCGGGGAGATTGGTCGCTGACCATACATAGGGGGCCGCGCCATTTTGCGCCACAGCGGTAAATGAACTGGCTACCCCCTTGGTCGCCGTCCATGGCCCCGCGCTCGTGATGGACAATGCCTCCGGGTAGCTGATGACAATGGGAATCGTACCTGTCCCGGTATTGCCATCGCTGGACGACATGGAGAAGTTCAGCGTGTAGGTTCCCTGCGCGGTGGGCGTCCCGGAAAGCGTCAAGGTAGGCCAGTTGAACGATAGCCCGCTGGGAATCAGCGGAGTGCCCGTCATCGTTCCCGTGAATGGGGAAACCCCGAAATCGATGGGCAATACGCGCGAATACGCGACGCCAACCGTGGCGGCCAGCGGCCCCCCATCCCGCAACTGCAACGATCGGCGCGTGATGGTCAGCGCGAAGGTCTTGGAACCGGTGGTGCCCGTCGCGTCCTTGACGGTGATCGTGGGCGTGTACGCCCCTTTCTTGGTAGGGGTTCCAACGATCTGACCGGTTTGCGTGGTGATCGTCAGCCCCGGCGGCAAGCCGACCGCACTCCATTGATAGTACGGGGTGGCGTAATAATCCTGAATCGCGAAGGGAACCCCGCCGCTTGCCGCGAGCGAGACCTCGTAGGCGGTTGCTTCTTGCCCGTCAGGCAGGCTAGTGGTATCGAACGAGAGCGCCGGCTTGGTGACGGTGACGGTAAAGGAGCGACCAGCGGTCAACGATCCAACAGGGCCAGGTCCGGTAGCCTGAATGGAGAACGTATAGGTCCCCGCTGCTAAAAACCCTGCGGAAAATTGCGCATGGGTCGCCGTAAGCGGCGTAATGGCTCCGACTCCCGCCGTGACCGACCATGTGGCGGACGAGACGCCGGTAACTTCAAATTCCTGGCTCAGGCGCGCCGCAGTGGTCGCCGTGTAAGAGCTAGTTTGTGGATAAATGAAAGCTTCGAAACGAGGCGCAATATCCCCCACGTCGGTTTCCTCAAGCGTTGCCCTCGGTAATCTGGGCGCTGGTGATGTCGAGACTTCCGCCCGCCACAATCGCCGTGGTATTCATGATGACCTCGGCGCCCGACCCGGAGACGCCCACCCCGACATCGGCGACGAACGTACCGGTCGAGTCGGCAATCCGTCCCCAAGTGGCCGTGCCATCGGCGTCGGCGCTGGAATCGCCGGTGATCGTGCTGAAGGTCAGCACCCCGCCGGAGACCGTACCGCAGGGGTCGCTAAAGGTCAGGGTGCCCAACAGCGTTTGACTGGTAATCGCTCCCCCGGTCGCCGGGCGGGTCCCCGTGTAGAATTTGATGGTGCCAGCCCCGGACCCGCCATCAATGGCGTTGACGATTTGGGTCAGCCGGCTGTTGCGCACCGTGGTCGAAAAGCCCGTAGCCATCGCGATGCCTCGTCTTAGGAGATGGTAAATATGTGCTTGAGTCCGGCGGTATTGCCGGTCGTGGGCAGGGTGTAGGCCGCCGTGTATTTATAGGCCGATAGCAGCACGCCCGAGGTCGATCCTTTGGTGCTGTGGCTCAACAGGCCGACTCCCCGAATCACCACCGAATCTTGCGCGGCGGTAATGGTGGCGGGATTGTCGTTGTTGTTGGTGCTGCGGCTGGCCGGCGTCGCTTCGGTATACGCGGGGCGCGTGGCCTCGGCGATTTGCGTGGTCAACTCGCCCGCGGTGGCCGGGAACGTCGCTGCCGTCCATCCTACGACCGGGGTGACATCCGTGGTGAAGGGCGCGAGATACCAGGTGGTGTAGACCGTGCCCCCGGCCAAGACAGCGCTCAGAATATGGTTGGCGCCCTGGTCGGTGATCAGATTAGGGCCGGACCGCAAGACCTGGCCCTGCGCATCCACCAGGGCGTAGTGGCCGTGCAACGTGGCATGGGCTTCGCCGAACAGGATGTCGCCCTGGTCGGTTCGCTCATACCGATGCAGCCTGAACAGCCGGGAAAATTCGCGCAACCGCCGCGATGCCGAAGGGATCATGATCATGGTCAGTCTCTCAAGTCAGGCCGATGGAAAGGATTTGAGGAAAGCGGTCTCGTTGCACCCGCGCGGTATGGCCCGTGGTGTAGGCGTTGGCGCGAAAGCGTGAATCCAGTGGGGCCGTCACGGAACCGTCTGGGGCGCCGACCCGCCAAACGCCGTCGGTGCCCCACCAACTGGCAACGGTCATCGGGAGCGTGGTCGCGCCAACACTCCAACCGGGCGGCAAGTCCAGCGCCGTGCCGGCTACCATGCCGGACGCGGAAACCCTGGTTTGGGTCCAGGTGGATGGATCAGCGCCCGCCAGAAACCAGACCTCAGAGGCCGTGCCCACATAGACGCCGCCAGCCCCCGCTGGAACCAGGTCCGTGATCGCTTCCGGGAACTGGATGAACTGAGTGCGCGGGCGAATCAGTCCGGGATACAGCGCCCGCGTCCAGTACAGCACGGAACCGACCGCCAGCAGCACTCGCCCCTGAAACGCTCGGAGGCGGTTGGCGGGCGGCGGCGGCGTGCAGAACTGGGTTTCCAGAGGACGGCCCAGCGGCGTGCGTCCGATGGTCCAGGTGGTGAGGCTGGCGGGGATTTCCGAGTGAAAGAACAGCCGGTCGCCGTTGGGATGACTCAGGTAGACCCGTCGGGGATAGGCCGTTTCGGAGAGCGCCGCCAGCGTGATCCCGCCCCCCGCGGCCACGTCCACTTCCTCTGCCGCGCCCGCGCCCCCCTCTTCGCGCGCCGAAGAGCGACAGGTCAGCGCCACTTGATACCGCCCGGCGTCCAAGCCGCCCCCGGCGGTCGCCGTGAGCGTCGGCAAGGCCGGAACCGGCAACCCCCATGCAGTGGCGGTTGTGACGGTCACCCGCCCGGTCGTCACCCCGTCGCTCCAATAGACGGTTTGATCCAGCGCCGCATAGCTCACCGGCCCCACGACGGCCGTCAGGCTCGTTTCGGTTAAATCGGCGGCGATCCGTACCAATTGCCCATCATGGGCGGCCAGCGCAAACGGGAACGCCGGATGAGCAAACAGCGAGTGATAGTGCCCCGTGCGCACACGGGTATACCCGCGCCGCGTCCAGAATGTGCCGTCCGGCGTAATGTCGAGGTTGACCGCATCCCAGACGGTTTTTTCCGGCAAGTGCGTCTCTGCCGCCCGGTTCGCAATGCCCAGAGGGGCTGTCGTCGAGAAGGGCTTGGCCAGGTTGGGCATGGGCGGCCCTCAAAATTTATGGAGCGGACAGCCCCACCACAGACGAGAGAGGATTGGACAGCCACACTTCCCGCAGCGCGCCCAGCGTTCTGCGGGATGCTTGCAGGACGGACAGGAATCGCAAATCGCGCGCCGCCGGGCACGCTCATCGGCGGAGAGGGCCATGCGGCGCGGGGCCATTACTGGGCCTAAAACGCCAGGGCGACGACGGTATGCATCCGCCGTTCGCGCCGTTGTCGCCGGGCATATGCCGAGGGGCGCAAGCCGAAGCGCGCCTCGAAGTCTTGCAGGCAGCGCGCGGCCAGGGCGGGTTCGACGCTATCGGGGTCGCGGTGCGAATAGGCGCGGAACAAGGCCCAGTCGAGCAGTCCGCGGTGGTGTTCTGGCGGGATTTCCGGCTCGGCGTCCGTATCATCGGTGGTGAGCGGCGCCAGCGGCAAGCGGCGCACCCGCAGCCGCAGGGTGTCATCGGCGGTCGGCGTAGGGATCAGCCGCAGCCGCGCCCCGTCCAGGTAATAGCCCTCCGGGGTTCCGGTCGCCGTTTCCCAGCCGGGATTCAGGCGATCCAGAATCGCGGGGTCTTCGTGCGCCAGGCGTGATCCCGTGGAGTCCAGGGTGGCGCGCGTCACGTCCAGCACCAGGGGCGACAACGCGATCCATCCCTCGTCGTCTGGATCGACATCCATCACGGCTACGTCATCAGTTTCCTCATCCACCAGCAGCCCGGCCCGGACGCACGCCTCGTTCTCGGCTTCCGTGATCCAGCCGGCGATGTCGTCATCCGCCCAGAGATACGGTTCGGCCTGGTCATCAGCCAGGACGCGAAAGGTCTGGATCAGGTCCTCGAGAGTCATGCTTCAGCGCCCGCTTCAGCCACATCCCGCTCTTCGGCTAAATGCCAGTACAGCGAGAACAAGAGCACATACAAATCCTGATACGTGGCGGTTTGGCCGATCAGTTCATTGTCAACTGGATTGCGCAACGGGAATTTCACGGTCAAATCGGTGACGTTCTTGCGGATTTCACCGGCAAACTCGGTGATTTCCCGATCCGCCAACACCGTGACCTGCTCTTCCCGCACCAGCAGGGAGGGTATGGCATTCCGTGGATTCTCGAAATAGAGCGAGCGCCCGCGCCGATAGGTGCTGCCTGACACCGAGAATTGCCGATAGTCGTTCGCCATGATGCTGATCCTTTACCAGGTGGAGAGGGCGGCGCGCTTCCAGGTGTTGGCGGCGACGCAGACGTACAGGTAGTCAGCGTCCCAGCACACTTCTCCGGCCTTGCCGCTAGCGCTGGCGCTGGCGGGGGTGCGGGCGGTGTCGGACAGCCGGATTTTGTTGGAGGAGGTCTTGAGTAGGGCGTCGCCCGCCGCATCGACGGTGATGCTCAGGTAATTGCTGGCGTCATAACCCAGCCGCAACTGCTCGGTGGTCTTGATCGCGTGCATCGCCGCCGATGCGGTATCGGTGCCGGTCGTGATGTCGCCGAAAAGCCGGGTCAAGGTGGTGGCGCTGGTGCCGATGACGGTGGTATTTGCACCAAGGCCAATCGGGGTATTGCCCCCGATCACCACGCTGTTTTCGTCAGCGTTGTCCTTTCCCCGCGCATTCGTTCCGATATAGATGCTGTACTCCGGGTCCGTCAGCGCCGTCGCCCCATCGGCTTGATAACGGCCCGCCTGATACCCCATCCCCACG